AATCGTGATTTCGGTTGGTGGTATGACTCTCCAACGTTTCACCGGTAGTAACTTAATGGCGATTGTTGAACGTGACATCGACGCTACGAAACGCGAGTTGTATAATCAAATGACGGGTCATGTCCCGGAATTATATAATCCAGGTTGTTCGGGAGCACGCTTGAATCAATATCCGAATGCGTATCGCACATCGAACATTGCTGGTGCTGAACCGTCGATTCGTGGGCGTAAAATATACATACCGATCAACGCATGGTTCACACTTTCGTCGAAGATGGCCTTTCCACTCGTGTGTCTTCAGTATAATCAGCTACAGATCGATGTGACGCTTCGACCAGTGAAAGAATTATTTACGATTCGAGATGTAGGTGACCCTGTGAATTTCTGGCCGGTTGTTCAACCCGACTTTACAAATCCACTTCATCAGATGTGGCGATTTTTATATCCACCACCCAGTATTGATTTAACGTTGGATTCATATCCGAGTATTCGCACCGATTGGAATGCGGATGTTCATTTAATGGCCACATATTGCTTTCTCTCGGATGAAGAATCCAAAGTTTTTGCCGCAAATCAACAGAAATACCTGATTAAATCGTATTATGATTGGGTGTTCAATGATGTAACTGGGAATAAGAAAATCAAAATCGAAAATTCGATGGGAATGGTTGCGTCATGGACGATGTTTTTTCAACGCAGCGATGTTAATCTTCGAAATGAATGGAGCAATTATACAAACTGGCCGTATAACTACCTGCCGTATGATATTATTCCCGCACCAATAGATGATGACTGGCGGCCGGCAGAATTTAGTGAAGATATTCGCCAGACAACAGACTTGCTTACGAATCTGAATCCAATTTATACTCATGACCGCTACTTTTTTGATAAGAATGGACCAAAAAATGGGATTGGACCAGGTATCAATCCGCGCGATAAACGCATGACCGGTCTTCATATTACTGGTGATTTTCAGTCTGAAAACGAACGCGATATTTTACAGTCGATGGGAATTTCACTCAACGGTAAATATCGTGAAAATTTACTAGACTCGGGAGTGTATAACTACGTTGAGAAATACACGCGCACCCGTGGAAGTGCGAAACCGGGTATTTACTGCTACAATTTCTGCCTGAATTCTGACCCGTTTGAACTCCAACCAAGTGGCGCTATTAATATGAGTAAATTCAATCAGATCGAACTTGAAATGGCGACAATTTATCCTCCGTTGGACTCTTCGGCAGAAGTGAAAGTGATTTGTAATCCGAATACACGAGAGATTATCGGAATGAATAAACCGAATGTGAATATTTACCTCTATAATTATGATCTACATATACTTGAAGAGCGATATAACGTCCTTACTTTTGTATCAGGCAATTGCGGGCTAATGTATGCGCGGTAAACAACATCCGTGTCGAAGAGGGAATGCGGTGGCGGGTATGGGCTCATACGCGTGTGTATCCATTATAATAATCTATGGTATATATAACTTACCAAAAAATGGCAGACGACGAAGAAGAACGACCCGATGATGTCGAAGAAGAAGAAGAAGAAGAAGAAGAAGAAGAAGGAGAAGGAGAAGGAACGTTTAGCAAAGTAGGCGGGATGTTAAGTGGTGGCAGCGACTCCGACGACACATCATCAAAAGAAGAAAAGAAAGCGAAAGCGAAGCCAAAATCGTTATTTGACTTAGAAGCGCTTAAAGAATTTGGACTTAGTGTTTTAACGCTATTTGTGGAGACGCTGATCATTTCTGTCATATGTGTGAATATCATGTTTTTCGCGGCGCCTGAAAGTATCAAACATAATAATATTAATTTGAATAAGTTATTCCCCACCAACCGTCATGAATGGCCATATTGTTATACGAATGAATATACGTCATGTGATACCGACTGCGATGACAAGTTTGGAGGTATTGCGGATAACCCCAAAATCGAAACATCTAAAAAAATATACTTGAAAGCTGCGATTCTTCTGGATACTTATGTCTTTAAATGGTTCTGTTTGACAAAGGAAGATGTCGATATGGTGAATGATAGTGTAGATGAGGGTGTTACAAAAGTAAATCTGTTGAATTGGGCTTTTATTAAAGCGAGATTTAAGCAATGGATCAATAATTCATTCATATTTTCGTTTTCATCGGATCGCGCGATGTTGGCTTATATATTTGAACAGATCACACGTATTTCGAATGCGATCCCCATAGAGTTATATGATGCGGTATCACCTTTATTGATTATTTTTATTCCGTTTGTCTTTTTATTAATTGTCGGATTTATGTTGATGGGTGGTCCTTTTTTTACAACGGTAATTGGAATGATTGTGAATCAGACCGACAATCGTAAAGAGTTTATTGGTGGTTCATTATGGTCGTTATTCACCGGTTTCGGTTTGGGAATCTTTCCTGTAATTTCATATTTTGTACAACTTATTCAGTTTATTGGCACATTATTAATATATCCACTTCTTCACTGGGACCAATATCGTGAATTGTATGCTCGTTATGTTCCAATCATATTCTTCTTTTTCAACCTCACATTAATGTTTTACGCGTTCGAGTATTTAGATATTAATGTTGCGGCGATTGTCATCTTGATGTTATTAGTGTTGTATCTTACTCATTACTGGCAAGGAATTATGAATTTTTTTAATTCGATTAAGAGCTGGAGTGGATGATCCAACTGATTCATTTATCGAGTGTTTGCTTCTATAAACAACATAAATAATATCGTATAAGAACTAGTATATTTATACGATATGGGTGGAAAAAATAAAACATCAACGTCGGCGTCGTCGACGTCGACGTCAGCAGGAACAGCATCGGCGACAATCGCATCAACTGGCCTCGAAAAATCTACACCCGAGTATTTCAAGAAATACCCATTTGTAAGTGTTTGCACTCCGACATTTAATCGGCGGCCATTTATCCATGCGATGATTGCTTGTTTTAACGCACAGGATTATCCGCAAGATCGCATGGAGTGGATTATAATTGATGATGGAACTGACCCGATTGAGGATCTGGTCGCGTCACATCCTCGTGTAAAATATTTCAAATATGATACTAAAATGACGTTGGGTCGAAAGCGTAACTTGCTTCATGAAAAGTCGCGCGGTGAAATATTGGTCTATATGGATGACGACGACTATTACCCTCCAAAACGCGTATCTCATGCGGTTGAAATGCTGGTATCTCATCCAGAGGCATTATGTGCTGGTTCGAGTGAAATTTACATCTATTTTAAGCATATCAAACAGATGAAACGTTTTGGACCGTATGGACCGAACCACGCGACGGCAGGAACCTTCGCATTTAAGCGGAAGTTGATAAAAAACAACCGTTATAACGACGACGCGTGTTTGGCGGAAGAACGTGCGTTTTTGAAGGATTATACGGTTCCATTCGTTCAACTCGATCCGATGAAGGTGATTCTCGTATTTTCGCATGAACATAATACGTTTGATAAACGCAAATTGCTTGTAAATGCCAATCCGGATGTGGTGAGAGATTCGCCCAAGAAAGTCATGGATTTCATTAAAGACAACGATCTTCGTAGGTTTTATATGAGCGAGTTGGAGGGATTGTTAGAGAAATATGAACCTGGACGACCAGAAATGAAGCCTGATGTGATCGCACAAACAATACAACTTGAAAAAGAACGAGCAAAGATGGCAGAAGACGCGGCGGCAACCGGAGGCGGCGGTAATATCGTTTTACAACAACCAGGCCAACCGCCAGTTTCGCTCAACAATAAACAGGTTGTTGATATTCTTCAAGCATTACAGAATGATGTTGCGTCACGTGATCAAGAAATAGCACGATTAAATAGTGAGTACCAAGCTCTTTATGAAAAACATCAATCATTACAAAAACTTCAAGCAGAAACGGCAGCAGTAGCGGCGGTTATAGAATCACCCGGGACAGGCGAAAACACGAATGATCCTGAAACTATTTACGTTTAATCAATATCATAATCGACAACGATTTATTATGATATTATTATTTCCGAATCTATTCTAAGCTTTCACGATTTCAACCGAATTAATCTTTATACAAAGAAGATTATTCTTGGATTCGTGGATTACAAATTCATGACCCTTATTATACTCTTCAAACTTTTCTTTAAGAATGTGTTCGATTTCACTCACATGAAGTTCGTCGTCTTTTGTTTTGTATGTGCTACGTGACTCATTATGGTCATCCTGGTTGTCATCATCACGATTATTCTTCGATTTCGATGATTTCGACGATTTCGACGATTTTTGTTTGACCTCTTCTTTTTCAGGTGTAAGGTATTCCCATTCACCAACTGCCTCGATCGTCTGGTTATTTGTCATATAGACGATTGAATCGGAATTAAATACAAGTGCTGAACCCGGAGCATGGTCATAATTATCCAGGTCGATTTCGGTAATCAAATCAAACTCATCCAGGAACTCATTCTTTCGCAGATAACTGCGGATATAGTTTATAATTTCGGGAGTTATCTTTACAGCATAGATTTTGTTTTCGGTGTCACTATCGCTACTGCTTTCGTTGTCGCTGCCGCTTTCGTTGTCGTTGTCGCTGCCGCTGCCGCTGCCGCTTTCGTTGTCGCTTTCGCTCTCACGCTTGGCATGTTTGTCACTGACTGAACGGGTCTTTTCGACTTTTGTTCCAGGAGGATTTACCGAAATACACTCGACCTCTGTATCTAACACTAAACGATATTTCGAATCAAATGAAATGGACGCACCCATACTAGTTATTTCTAAATACTGATTATATCTTTTACGTATTATTCAAACGCATAACCGATCGTTGTTCATTCTAATAAGGCGGAGTCATATGAGTTATCAACTTCACCGTATATGTCATCTTCATCAACAACAGACTTCTCCATATATTTGTCTAAATATCGATAAATACGATTGATGTCCAATTTTGTGATTTCATACATTTCTAATATTCGTGGAATATCCTCTTCCAAATATTGTTTTTTTAGTGTCATGAAAAATGTGAATAAATCGTTTTGGTCCATCGAAAGCTGAATACATAAATTCTGTATAAATAGTTGATTATTGTATTCTGTACTGTATTTTGTTAAAACCTTAGTAAATCTGACTTCGGTGGGGTGAAACCGTGATTTTTTCGGGAATGACTTGTGAAACAAATGGTGATTGTAGAATGTTTTGATAAGAGACGATAGTTCATTAAATAACCAAATTTGGTTTTGAAATGTAATACGATCAAAATAATCCGCTTGACATATGTTGTCCAATACAATCTTGTAAAAAGGTGCTGAAACATGTACGGGCATCTTTTCAAACAAGTCGATAATATTTTCATGCCAAAGTAATCCGATTGTGGTGCGGTCTGTTTCATTAATTAAAACATTATGTTCCGATATAGGGTATTCCGTATTCATCAACTTTTCGGTTATTTTTTTGATATCTTCATTATAGGTTTTCGGCTGAAATATCGCATGTAAAATATTATTTGCGAGTATCGTATTCGATTTTTTGCTCATCTCCATTACTGCGTTAACCTTGCGAAGATTACCTTGGACGAATGTTATGATATTTTTCCGCATGACTGCGTCAATCATCGGCAACTTCATATCGATGATATGCAACATTTGTGTCGGCGTTGGTGTTTTCAATTCATAAACATAACATACTTTCATGAGTTCTTTGATTTTCTTGTCAATATGATAATTTCCGATACAGATGATTGGATTCATCGTGATTTCTTCCTGTTTCTGTTTTTTCGTTTTTTTAGGACGAATTAGTTTGATGAGAGATGTAATACCGCCCTTATCTCCGTTATTCATCCCATCGAGTTCATCCATCACTACGACGATTTTCTGAACTTTGCGATGAAATATCGACATGATATTCTTATCCGATATATTATGCTGCGTTATCGATTCGATGATGGATTTATTTCGAATATCTCCTGCGTCATACTTCACCATATCATAATTCAATTCTTTTAATAATCGCACGATGAATTCGGTTTTGCCTGATCCGGGTTCGCCATAAATATAGATACCTCGCTTGAATGTAAGGTCGGTTTTGTTTTTTTGGAAAGATGCTAGGAAGTCTCGAATATTATTATAAATGGTTTCTCTCCCTAGAAAAGCTGTATAATTATCCATGTGTGATATGTGAATATATTTTTTATGTTTATATGTTATAACAAGTATATTCAGAGAATGAACGCTATCCAAGAATTATTTGCCCCTCTTGACAAGGATTATTGTCTGCTGTTTTACTGGCTTACCGTCGTTAATTTTATTTTCTTAGCCGTTGCTGCGCTAGGCTTTGTTTCATCGCTGGTTCTTTTATTTAGGGGAAAAATCACATTAATGAGCGGTGTTTATTCATTTTTGATGATTTTGGTGTATGCTCTTATGTATTTCCAAACACGTTTGTTCTACTCGATGTGCGTCACTAGCAACATGAAGGCTGGCACTTATGGTATGGGTGCTCCTTCTGATTCTTTGCCCTCGGTGGCCAAGCAGGCGTCTGGCGCCGCACCCGGTGCTTACCGTATGTAAATACCGTGTCA